TTCCGCCCAAGTTAAATTATATTTTTTAAGAAATCTTATAGCTCTATATAACCTTAAATAATCTTCTTCAAGGCGTTTTTTAGCAGAGCCGTTAAATCTTAATGTTCTGTTTTGAATATCTTTTAGCCCCTTATAAGTGGGATCAATAATTTTGTTATTGTATATATCAAAATATAAACTATTGATACTGAAGTCTCTTCTGTTAGCATCTTCTAATAATGTGCCTGTATCAACCCCCTCTGGTCTTCGACCATCATTATACATACCATCTTTTCTCAATAGAGCAATTTCAAATTCATAACGATTACCGTTTATAATTTTAGTAACCATTAAAACAAGAAAAGCTTTACCAGTTTCTTTTATATTCCAGCCAGCATATTTGAACGCTTCTGTTAAATCATCATAAGAAGTTCTACCTACAACAAAATCAAAATCTTTTGGTTCAATACCAAATAAAACATCTCTTACAGAACCACCTACAAGATAGGCTTCTTTAGTCACTGATAATAAAACCATGCTTATCTCAAGCATAACAGGCGAATTAAAAATATTTTCAAATTTTGTCATGTGGTTCCTTCTTTATAATATATTATATCATAAAGAAGCTTAAAAAGAGGTTAAAGAAAATATTCTGGGTATTCTTCTTTTGTTATAAGTTTTTTAACATTTCTCCAATCGACAGCAGCAAATCTAGTATGGCAAACATGTATGTAATTTTGTTCAAAAGTGGAAACTTTGGCTATCTGCGTCTCAATTCCATGTTTAAACATGATTATAAAATTATTATTTACTTTTTCGTTAGTTAATTTTATTAATTCACTTTTGGTTTTATTATCGATCATAAAAAATACTCCGGATAAGTTTCTTTTGTTACTTCTTTGATAAGATCAAATTCTGAAGCATCACCATAAGGGTCGCAACTTCCAGAACCATCATAACTCAGTCCGTTGTTTCCCATATATAACCATGGAGGATTATCTGTAAATTCTATTATTTTAACAACTTCACCTTTTCTTGTTGAAAAATAATCTCCTATTTTAATCTTCACAAATAATACTCCGGATACTCTTCTGTAGTATGATCATTTATCATTTTTATAAATTCCTTTTCTACTTCTAATTTAGTATTAAAATTTTTTGTAGATTTATCGGATTCTCCAAACATAACATCATAATCATTTATAATTACCGTATACATAACCCTCTTTTAATTTTATTATATCATAAAAAAGCTTAAAAAGAGTTGAAAATTCGTCTTATAATATACATCCTTGAGTAAGAAGCAATAAAAAATATTAAAGAAGATATTGTAGTTTGAGTTACAGTAACAGGTATTCCTATCATTGGAAATATAAAATAAACAATAAGCCATCCCACAACAATTCCTGATATTTGATTTGTTATGACTTCAAGATGGCTATGTTTTTTTGACTGTTTTCTTAATTGTTTTTTCATAGAAGTGGTATTCTAGCATTCATTTCAAAAAGATGATTTTCAGTAAAATATTTTTGAAGTTCAGCTGGAGATTTTTTAGGTTGATTATTATAATTTTTAATAATTTCTGAACTTATTTCTGTTGGTATTCCTTCAGGCAGAGCTATTTGTCTGTTTAATTTATAATTTAATTTATATATTTCATTTTCATTTAATAAATCTTCTACTGTTTTTTTCGAATTCAAAAACATTTTATAACCATATCTAGGATGATTATAAGCGGATTCTCCAAATTTTGATTCAAATAATTTATCAAGTTCAAATCTTCTAGGGTACATTTGAAGTTCTGTTTTATTAGGATATTTTTCTTTAAACAATTTGCTAAAGCGACTATACCCTTTTATATTATTGATGCCATCACCAGGATCGCCGCCTATCACGTGTTCGAGTTGAGTATGTAGTAGCTCACCAGCTTCAGGTTCATAAAAAGAAGAATTTTGCATACCTTGTGTTCTTGTAGTTCTCCAAAATTTTACATTTGGATGTTTTAAACATTGTACAAAATCATGGTCTGAACTATAAATGATAACATTATTATTTTGTTCAGCTAAATAATCGCTAAGCACAAAAATACAATCATCCCCCTCAGATTTTGGCACATCTATATATTTGAAAGAAGTGTATTTGAAGATAGTTTTCAAACTAGCTATTATTTCATGTGCTTGATCCCATTCGACATTTGATTTATCTCTTATCTCTTTTCTTTTAGCTTTATAACCAGGCCAAACATCTTTTCGCCAATAATTACCAGCATCGGTACATATAACTACTTCATCAGCATCAAATTTATTTTTCAGCCCTGATAGTTCTTCAAAAACTTTATATATAAAAATATCTTTATATTCATTAAATGGATATTTTTTGTTTTCATTCAACGACAATCTATCTTTAATAGCATTTGTCGCTGAAAAAATATTACCGTAGAGTATAGGAGATAAATCTACAAGTAATGATGTCATTTTTAATCTTCCAATTCGTCAAACAACGCATCAAGTTCATCATCTGTTGTATCATTAGCTGAAGTCACAGGCTTTGTTTCTTGTACTGTTTCTTGTACTGTTTCTTGTACTGTTTCTTGTACTGTTTCTTGTACTGTTTCTTGTACTGTTTCTTGTACTGTTTCTTGTACTGTTTCTGTTTCTTTTGGCTCATCTTTTTTATCATTTGATGCTGTTTCACCGTCAAACCAAGCTAATTTTTCTTTAAGCTCGTCATAAGATAAAAAATTCTTCTCGTCAAGAAAATCATTCAAGGCGTAAGTATTTTTCATAATTTCTTTTTCAGCTTCAGCCTCATCTTTATAAAGAGAAGTTATATTTTCATCAAATTTTGATGTCTCATAGCTTAAAAATCCAGTAGCTGCTCGTGATACTTTCAATAGGAAATTATTGCCTCTTACTGGGTTATAAACTTCTTTAGGTTCTGCGCCAAGTGCTAATTCTGATTCAGGTGGCTCAGCAGCTTCTAATACTTTATTGAATAATGTAGGTGACATATCCAATAGGAAAGTTTTACCGTTGTTTTCTGGATTTGCTGGGTCTTTAACTACAACAATATTTGAAATGTATCTGAAAGATCTGCTATATTTTTTTGCTTCTTTTTCTTTGTTTTCACCCCAGAGTTTCAAAAACTTTTCATTAAATGGGTCTGGTTTGCCAATAGTCAACGGACTCCATTCTGATACAAATCTTTTTGATCCATCAGTTTGTCTTGCATTAATTTTTGTCATTTTCACAAACATCAATTCATCTTTAGAAGGTACAAATCTAATTAATGCCCCACCATTATCGTTTTCATCTCTTGACAATTTATAAAATCTGTCATCTGTTTCATATACTTTTTTTGTTCCGTTTGTCAACGCTGTATCTTGTAATTTTTCTTTTAAATTATTCCAATCAAAATTCATTTATTTCCTTTAAACTTTTAAACATTTTTCTTATTAAACCTCTAACCATTAAACATTTTTTAAACTTTTAAACCATTAAACCTCCTTATTTCATTAATGAAAGAATAAATGTATAAATTTCATTTTTCAAAACAATTCTATAAGCATCTTTTTCCTCATTATATCTTACCTCAAAATCATAATTTACATTAGGTAATTTTAAAATATTTTCAAGAGGAACTGCTAACTTAAACTCTTTTTTACTAGGCTCAGTATCAACATTAATACTGAATGTGTTTTGTGAAGTTTCAAAACTTTCAAATTGACCAAGAGAAATTGATACTTTATCTGAATTATTTAAAAACATAGTATCAGCAGTTTTAAATACACCAGCAGCCTTTTTTATTTTATTAAGCATATCTGTAGTGAATTTAAATTCTATAAGCGAAGGAAAATCCATAGTTCTATCTACTATCGATTCCTTAAATACAGTTTCAGATAAAGAATCCACATCTGTTGTTACAAATTCCATAGTTGATTCTGTATCTGTAGCTTTAATGATATTATCTTTAATTTCAATCTTTGGGTCATCAAGAAGTTCTAATGCTGATAAAAAATTAGCCGCATCATAAATACCAATAGTTTCAAATTCCTCATCTATATCTTTCAAATTAACTCTACAAAATATAGATTTAAAACTATCTGTTAACGTCATTGTTGGATAACTTATCACCATTGAATTATTCAAACCTAATAAACTTTTTAGAATTGTTCTCGTTTTATTATTAATCATTCTTTTCCTTTTTTCATTTTATATATTATATACTATTAAACTTAAATATTTTTTAAATAGACTTCTTTTTCAATCATATTAAATTGTTCACTGGTATAAAAACTTTCTCTTTCCCAGAAATGTTTTAACAAATAATTATCATCTTTCCTTTTCCCATTCATTACATCTACTATGTCATAAAGATATGCCTTTTGTTTTGATTTATGAAGCCTTAAAACTCTGCCGATAGATTGTATAACTTGTATATAAGATTTGTTTGAACTGATATAAACAAGATTCTTCAATTTTGGAATATTAATTCCAGTTGACATAATATTATACTGAGCTATAACAACAGCGTTTTCTACAGTATTTAAATATTGACGTATTTGTTCTCTTATTTTTGGGCTTGTTTTTCCAGATATAAAAAACACACCTAGTTCTTTTTGTTTATCAAAAGAAACTTTTTTATATTTTATGCCTGTTAAATTTTCCCATGTTTTTACTCCATGCTCAGTATGATTATAAAGAGCTACAGTTACTCCTTTTAGTTTTTTTAATAAATTATTTACAAATTTTTGTCTTGGAGTGTGTTCTTTCATAAATTTAATTTCTTCATGGTAAGTTTTTATAGATTTTTTTGGTATGCCTTTACCATTATTATAATTTAAAAAAGTTGTAACAACTGTTACATCAGTTGCTAAACCTTGTTGAATCATTTGTTTGGCGTTTATATACCTAACAGGTTCCCCAAAATTTGATTCTAAAGTCATATAATCCTTTTCTATTATTGGCATTGTCCCTGTTACACCAAGCTTTCTTTTGAAATTGTTTGATTTTAATATTGAATTTAGCACATGAGCTTTAGCCTGGTGAGTTTCGTCATTCATCACTATATCAAACTTACTAAGATCAGATTTAACCGCGCTTTGCCATGTAGAAATGACAATAGGTTGCTTTATATTTTTATCTTTAAACTCGCCTCCTATTTGCTGAATTTTATCAAGAAAATCACAAAAATATGATTTATAATCTTGGTATAATTGTTCTACAAGCATAATGCTAGGCACAAGTATAAGAATTTTTTGATTTTTTTCATAAAAATATTTAGTAGCAAGATAAAATGCCAATGATTTACCAGAACCTACAGATGATATACCAAGATGATTTAAATTACTTATCAAACCTAAGAAAAGTTTAAGCTGATGTTTATAAGGTTTAAATGGAAGTTTTGGTATTTCTTTTTTTAAAAAATCAATTGAATCGGAATTCTTTTTTTGTTGTGGTATTTCTTTTTTAAAAAATCGAAGAACCCTATTTCTGAAACCTAGATCCGTTATAAAAAACCATCCGTTTTCCATAACTTTAATTTTATAAAATTTTTTTCTACCGTCCCATTTGCCCATTTGATAAAGAGTGTCATGTTGATAACCTGGTTCATAACATGACAATAAATCCATCAAACTTTTGGCTTGCTCTTTATCTTCAATAAATATTTCTAATTTTTGATTGTGTTTTCTAATATGCATTTTATATTATACTATATTAGCATTAAACTTTTCTTAAAGAAATAATTCGGGATGTGTATTTTTTGACTCTTCAATGTTATATGTGTGAAGTATATATTGCTGAAGTATCACTTTTTTTACGTTATCAATCTCAATATATAATAAACCAGTATCATAAGAACCGTCTTTCGAATAAATTAATGCTGGACAACTAGGACAATCGTCTGGGGTATAACCCATTTTAATGGCTGTTTCTTTTGTTATAAAATCTGCTGATCCTACTAAAATGTATTCCATAATTATCCTTTATGGGTATTTATAGAAAAATTATTTTAAAGCATTATCAGGCAACCCTTTATCATCTGGCATATCATCTGGCGTATCATCATCGTTAAACCCATTAATACCAGCCACTATAAATACACTAATATATACACCCCAAACATAAAGCCAACTAAAATTAAACATCATATAAATTGATAATAAGTATATAAAACCTACAGCGGCAAGAAATAAAATTAATAGTCCTGTTATAATAATTTGTTGTTCTTTATACATTATATTCCATTTGTTGATTAATCATAATTAAACCGTTAATAAAACCATCAGGATTTTGATTATTTTCGATAAGTTCCGCTATTTTTTTATTATAAGCTTCTTTTAAAAACTCAAATAAAGCACCCTTTTCAGTGTGTATAATTTTATATTTTTTTAATTTTTTAACTTTTATAAGCTCCATTTTGTTAATATTATATAATTCAATATCATCTTCTACATTCAGAACTAAATACTGACTATTCTTCATATCAATAACTCTAGCTATTAATTTTTCAAAATTATCTTTTTTAATTCTGTTATATTCTTTATTATTTACTACTATATCTAGATATTTATCTGATACTTGAAATATAATAAAATCAAAATTCATAACATCATGTTTTTCTGAAATGTATCTATATTTTTCTAATTTTTGTGGTTCCATTTTTATTCCTTTATAATAAATATTCTGGGTATTGTGCTAACATTTTTTGTTTATTGATTTCTATATCATCTTTTGTTATCGTATCAGGTATACTGTTATGATTTTGTAATGCTAAATAAAATAACAAAGGAGAATAAAGATGTTGCATTCCATCCTGTAAATATAAGACATGAATATCTTTCATCAACCATTCAAAATCAATATTTGAGTTATTTATTTCTTCTATATAATGCGGATTTTCAATAAACATCATAAAATATTGTAAATTCATATTGCTTGCTGAATCTGTATTTCTATAGTTTGTATTATCTTTATTCAAGTCTATATTTTTATTTTGTACTGTTTCGACTATATTCTTAAAAATATTTGAGGGGTCAATATGTTTATTTACTTGATATTTCTTTACTCTTTGTAAAGTAAAAAAGTTATTATATTTTTTTGTTTTTATATTATATAATGTATCTTTTTTTTGTTTTGTATATACCTCTTCAAAAGGATAAAAACTCCAATATCGTGAATTATATAAATCAAATTCATCAGTTATTTTTTCAGAAGAGCCAAAATTCATCTTGATGTATTGTACTTCTTGTCCATCGATATAAAAACAATCTAGTCTTTCGTTTGAATATGCTAAATAACAATTCACAATTTCAAAAAGCAAATCACCAGACAATTTTTTTTCTTCTTTTTTATCAATGTATGAATTAGTAATTTCTCTAGCTTTTTGGTAATCTTCTTTTGTATAAAAATATACATCAATATCTGAAAACATACTATCTATGTCCGCAGATCGTTGCGCAAGGGTTAAAGCACTTCCACCAGCGATATAATATCTTATATTATTTTCATATAATATTTTAAATAAACTTAAATCAAAATTTGGTTTCGTGATATATTTGGTAAATCTCATAAAAAATACTCCGGATATTTTTCTTTTGCTTTTCTTAATGTTGAAATATTGCCGATATCAACTAGTTTCCATTCTGGGTTATATCTAAATATTTCTCCATCATTAAATTTGTCCATAAAAGGTTCAACGTCTCCATCCCGTATTATAATATTATCGCATTTATCTATTTTATCATAATATATTTCGCCTATTAATACAGTATCAAATAAACCAAACTTATCAATAATTTTATAAAGAATCATAAAAAATACTCCGGGTACTTATTAACTAAAAAATCATACAAATCATCATATTTAACTATATATTTGTTGTTTAATTTATATTTTTCAATTTTTGATTCTGAATGTTGACAAGGATAAACAACAAGAATATCAGCCAATTTACCCCTTTTTACCCTTTTATATTTATTATAGATCTTTCTTAATTTTACATGATAAATACTCGCTAATCCTTGATGATAATGCCCAGTATTTGTTATAGTCATTTTTTTCCTTTTATAATTTTATTATACCGTAAACTAGTTTAAAATAAGGTTAAAGAAATAATTCTGGATATTCTTCTTTTGTGTATTCTTTCTCGATATGAGTATCATTAATGAAATGCCCATCTTTTGTTATCCATTTATCTGGCAAACCAGGAGAATAATATCTAAAAAGTTTTTGAGTAGTTTTACATAAATGTTTCATGATATTATTATCATCTGGCATTTGATTCCAAGGTTTTATTTTAACTATTCTCATAAGAAATACTCCGGATGTTCTTCTTTTGTTACCACAAAACATGGAACTTCTGTTTCAAAATGAAGATAATATGAACTTCTTGTTTTAGTTTTTAAAATAGCAGTATTATATTGAGTAGCGTTAGATACTTCACAAATAACACCAATCATATTTTCAAATAGTTTGCTATTAGAATTTGTTATTATAATATTTTTATCTAATACATCTTTAATTCTCATAGAAAATACTCCGAGTGTTCTTCTTTAGTCACTTCTTTAATTAAATCAAAATTTTTAGATGCTGCACTTAAACCATACTTATTAAATAATTTATTTTTATCGCTTTTAAAAACCCATGGACTTGTTTTGGGTTCATAACTCACCATTTTATGTAGAATATCATAATGATCAATATAAAAATTACCTATTTTCAAATTCATAGAAAATACTCCGGATATTCTTCTTTAGTATAATATTCAATAACATCTTCTGGAAAAGTACCAGAATCAAAATTATCTTCAGTCAATATTTTTTCTATAGTGTTGTTATTTCGATAGAACACATATAAAACTTCAACGATTATAATTTCATTACTAAAACGTTTTCTTACTTTAATATAATCACCTGTATTCAATCTTTTCATACCCTATTATACCACAAGTAAGCTTAAAAAAAGGTTAAAGGAAATATTCTGGGTGTAATTCTTTTGTGATTTTTATTGCTTTTATTGAATTGAAACTTTCTTCAGATTGATAAAGCGTAATTGGGATATCAGAATAATCATAAATTGGAACAAATTTAGCGAAATTAGAAGTTGCTTCATTACATATTAACGTTTTATGTGCATAGCGATTATCGTCACTATTAACATAAATAAAATCTCCTTTTTTACAATACATCATAGATAATATTCAGTAAAAGAATAACCAAGCATATTGCTACAATGCCTTTTCCAAAAAAAAAACAAACTCTTACATTGAATATGATAATTGCCAATTCTTTTATATTGCATAATTTTCCTTTTTATAAAAAATACTCTGGGTAATCATTTTTAACATCGGAATAAAGGTAATAACTCTTAATGTTTTTTAATGGCACAGACGTCCATTTTCCCTTTTTATTTTTAAGTATATAGCTTCTATCGGTTATTTCTGATATTACCCATACAGTAAATAAATCAATATTTTTTAAATAATCTTTAAAGACAACTTCGTCTCCTATTTTCATAACAAATACTCCGGATATTTTTTTTCAAATTTTTTTATTTTATATTTTATAAAATAATACATCACAATGCCTATAGCTAAAAACACACCTTTGCCCACTTTTGAATACTCAGCATAATAGATTTTTATATCTTCCTTCATACCTTTAAACGTAACAGTTTCTCTATCAAATTCTGTTATTGCTTCTTTAAAATTTTTGTATTCGTCATAAGTTAAAGTGCTAAATAAAAAAGTTATTATATTTTTACTCATAAAAAATACTCTGGATCATTTTCAAATGTATATATGCGCTTTATAATGTTTTTATCATCATTCTTTAAAACAACAAAAAAAGAATATTTAATAACATCCAAATTCGCATAAGGACCCTCAGCATCTATTCCTTTAGCTTTAACAACTCCAGTTCTGATTTCTTTGGCTGAATGATAATTAAATTCAACTTCAATAATATCTCCAACTTTAACTTTATCATACATCATAATAGGTACTCTGGATATTTTTTTTCAAATTTTTTTATTTTATATTTAAAAAATATAAGAAAGCAAACCACAATAATATAGGCAAACGGCATCAAATAAGAGTTTATATCTTTATCAAGATGTGAATATATACCTTTTTCTTTTTTTATTTTAACAGCTTCCTTATACGCTTTTTTCATATCTTTATACTCGAAAAGAGTCAAATCTGTTAAAAATATATACACAAATCTTCTAGCCTCTTCAGATTTTATATCATAGCTAAACATTTTATTCATAAAAAATACTCTGGTTCTTTTTCTTTTATGTCGTTAAGAACATTATCAATATTTGTAGTAATCATTGAGTCAAACAATTTTCTATTTTCTATTTCATTATTGTTATAATAATCTCTTAAAATTTTAAAACATATAATTTTTTGGATAAATGCTTCCTTTTCAGAATTAAATAACCAATAACTTCTGCTTGATGAATTAGTCAAAACACTTGAATCAACAATTTTGACTTGTTTAAAAAATGTTGTTAAAACTGGATGGTATGATATATCTTTTTTGTTTATTTTTTTTCTTTTTTTACCGCTAAGATCATAAGAATAAGCATCTAATATTTTGTCATTTTCAACTCTAAATATAATAATGTCTTTATAATATACAGTACTACCCACATATTTCGGTGGGTAGATACCATAAGAAATATTATTTAATGGCATTTTTCAAAATTTCTTTGATAAACCATTTGTCTGGAGTAGCTGCTGTGAAGTCGGTGACATAAAAGTTTCTATGCTTATCGTCGCCTTCTTTCCAATTTTTAAGGATGCCTACTCCAACTTCTCTATTCAAAGAGATAACATAAACAGCAATTACTTCAGCAGTCACATCATCTTTATTGTTGAAATAAGAATTCAGAAGCTTCTCTGCGAGTTCAGTCGCGCTGATGACTTCCATTTTTTCAGTTACTTTTCTTAGTGATTTAGCTGCTTTTCTTTGACCTTTTTCGGTTTTAATATCGGAATCTTTAAGATGATTTACGATATCAGCTACTCCAAGCACATTGATATAATTATTGAAATAATGCAGAAAGCTTGAGCCTATAGTTTTGCCGACTTTTGCTGTAATCAAAGGATACAAAATTTCTGAATCTTTTGGTGTTGCTTTAAGAATTCTTGAAAGTGCTTCCCATGCTCTTGGTGTTGACCCCTTTTCGTCATCAGACTCTGGCTTATACAGCAAACGCTCTGGAAATTCAGCAAGGAAGTCAGTGATAACTGGCTCAAGGCCTTTTTCTCTTGCGTATTTAAGGAATCCTTCAACTGATGTTTCAACATTCAAAGTGATAAAACGGTCTTCAAGTGCCGCATCAAAATCAGCTGTGTCGTAATCATCAGAAGGATTGTCGGCTACTACGATAAGTGATTTCAAACCGTTGTATTCTCCAAGAGTATGCTCTTGAATTTTACCTTCAAGTACCATTTGAAGAGAAGCTTGTCTAATTTCTGTACTTGATCTTCCAAGTTCATCCAAAAATACAATTACATGTTTGCCATCTTCATTTGCTTTGTTAACCCTCTGAAGCCAAACTGGTTTAGCCCAAGTAGTAATTTTACCATGCTTAGTCTCTTCGACAATAGGCATACCAATCAAGTCTCCTGTATCCATAACAGTCAGTTGAAGTACTTCTACATGATAACCCTGCTCTATACCAAATTGCTTAACAATTTCGGTTTTTCCGATTCCCGCGTCTCCAATCATGTGAACTGCGTTCTGACTCTTATGTGCGATACCAAGTACGTCTTTCATTTTGCCAATATCCATAATCTCTCCTTCAAATCCCCTCTAAATATACCCTATTATACCACAACCTAGCTTTAATCTTGCTTAAAAATCATCAGAATTGATATATCCACCAATAAAAAGAACAAACCCAGTAATAATCATTTTAATCCAAATAACAAATCCTCCCCATGCTGCAGCACTCAGAGGATTCCCAACTGCACCCCAAAGATATAAACCGTAACCAATGCCAGCAATGTTAGCAAACCCCATTATTAAAAGCCCAATAACAGCAATAACTGTAAACCACATTTTCATTTTTTCTCCTTTAATTTATTATACCACATCATAGCTTTAATCTTGCTTAGGTTCTTTGATATTTAATTTTTTTATGGTGTAATTAATACCATCAATGAAATAAGCAAGTTCAAGATACCTATCATAATCCAGTTTTTTCTGTTTATCACGTTCTTTTCGCATAGCTTTCAATACGCCAAATAACTCTTTAATTTTTTCTGGTTTCATTTTTCATCCTTTAATATATTATACCATAACATTCTTAAAACTATATAAAATATAAATAAACAAAAAAGGATTGTTATGCCACCTATCGTTAAAAAAGGAGTATCAACAACTATTCTTAGTTTTTTGGGTAGTTCAGTTATACTTGGAATAGCTTCATATTTTGTTAAAGATACTTTAGATAGGGTTAACATAACTATTGATAAAGTAAATGCTAGAGACGCCAAAATGGTTCATTTTGAGGACACAATGGTCAATTTAAATAATCAATTGATAAAACTTGATAAAACCGTTAAACAAACTTCAAAAGTTCTAGACAATTATACTAGATTACATGCTCAAAATCTTGCTAATATGACAGTTTCAATGACAAGAGTGACTGAAAAAATTATAAATCTAGATAAACGTTGCGATAGAGCTGAAAAATATATCGATAGATTGCATGATGTTGATTTAGAAGATGAAAGATGAAAGAATTTGATAAACTAGAAAATGAAAAAACTTCTGTACAAGAATCAGAAAAATGGACTCTTTATAAAGCTGGCTGGCGTCCTGCGCTTGGATGGTTATCAGTACTTATTGTTTTTTATGCCTTTATATTACATCCTTCTTTAATTTGGTATATAAGTTTAATGGGTTATAAAATTACTATACCTGTTATCGATGCAGCTGCAATGATTAATCTGGTAGCAATAGTAATTGGAGTTGGAGCTATGAGGACTTATGAAAAAGTAAGATACAATGATAAATTCAGCAGATTCAGAAGACCAAGATTTGAAGATGATGAAGATGAAATCTATAATGAAAGGGGTTAAAATGTTAGAAGAGTTATTAAAAATATTAGATTATAATGGTAAAAACACTGAAATAAGACTTTGCATTGAGTCTTTAATGGATACAAATCCTACTCAAGAACAAGAAGAACTTATCTATGAGTTAGCAGGTTTATCGTATGAACTAGGAAAATATGAAGGAGAAAATTATGAATAAATTAATATTACAAGGAATTATATTAGCGGTGATAGTTTCGGCTTTCAGTGCAGTTATTTATCAATGGCATTATAAGCCGTTAAAAAACTTTAAAGTAAGGTGCTTAACTAAAGATGAATATATAAAGCAATATAAATTCAGCATAAAAAATTTAAAGCAAAAATTAGAAAATGAAAAAGTCAAATTACAAAAATGTAAAGATGACGCTAACGTTGAGGTGTTTGAAACTGAATTTGATACATTAGGTAACTCAGTAGATGATTTATATAGTTTATATTTAAAAGGAGATAAAAATGAACAAATCAAACCAAGTAGCAAAAATGATAAAAAACAAGGCGTTTCTAAGTATCGTTTTGATTTTTAGTGTTTTTATGTTATCTGGGTGTAAAGGTAAAATAGAACCTGAGCCAAAGATAATCTATGTAAAACAAAAAATGCCAAAACAAAAATATCTTAAAAGAGTACCAAAATATTCTATTACGGATGTTGTTGAGACAAAAGACAGATACTGTATTAAAAAATATCAGTTGAGAAGAGCTTCTGATACATCTACTTTAATAAGAAAGCAAAATTATTTCTACAGAAAACAAGTTGTTTCGTATAATAAAAAATTTGTTTATTCAAAAAAGAAGTAATAAATGCTGTATGATAAAATACATGGGGTATTTAATACTGCTAGTGAAAATCAAATTGAAGAATTTCTTGCTGTTTTTAAAACCTATAGAAAAGCATTTGGTATAAAATCTGAATTTCAGGTTAATGCCTTTCTTGCACAAATAAGAGAAGAGGTTGGACCTTCACTTATACCAAGACGTGAAAGCTTAAATTATTCTTGTAAAGCGCTAAGAAGAACATTCAGGTATTATAAAAGAAACCCAAACGAATCAAAACGTGATGGTCGATGTAATGGACATAAAGCAAATCAAAGAAAAATAGCTAATAAAGTATATGCAAACAGAATAGGAAATGGTGGTTACAAATCTGGAGATGGTTATAGGTTTCGCGGAGGTGGGTTTATACAGTTAACAGGTCGAAGAAATTATCAAGATATAGCTAGAGCTATTGGTGTAGTTCTTAATATAGAAATTACTCCTTATGATGTTGAGACTGAAATATCAACTATTACTATGGCTTTATTAACAGCAATGGCTTTTTATTTCACAAGACGACTTGATAAATGTAAAAATGTAGATTGTTTTACAAAAAAAATAAACAGATATACAGATAGTTATAAGAAAAGAAAAAATTACTATCTTAAACTTTCTAATTTGTAAAGGAAAAATATGCGACACGAAAAATTTAGTTCAGTTGGAAGAGATTTAACTGAAGATGTTTATAATCATAAACTTTATAAAACAAAAAGAAAAATAACAGATATAGTTTTACATTGTTCTGCTTCAGATTATCATAAAAATTATGATGCTATTGATATTGATAGATGGCATCAAAATCGATGGGGTTCAAAATCTGGTTGTGGTTATCATTTTGTTATACTACAAGATGGAACTATTCAAAAAGGAAGATGGCTTGATTATATGGGCGCACATGTTAAAGGACATAACAGAACAACTATAGGTATTTGTTATATTGGTGGAGTTGACGAAAACAATAAAGTTGTTTATGATTATGAAACAGAAGCACAATATAATTCTATACTTGAATTAGTGAATTTATTATGTTATCAATACAGTCTTTCTCCTGATAGTCATGTATATGGTCATAACGAGTTTCCAGGTGTCCATAAACAATGTCCATGTTTAGATATGGATAACTTAAGAAATGATTTATATAAAGGATAAAAAATGGCTTTAGATTTTAAAGTAACTTCACCTTCTCAACCTGGTGTAAGTAATGTATCAGGTGGAACTATAACGGTGACTGACAATGGAGACGGTACTTGGGAGTTGACTTCTAGTGATACTATCACTGCGTTTCAGTTTGATACAAATAAAACTGATGTAACTGAAGTTCAAGTTATTAGTGAAGATTTGACTGATTGTACATATATGTTTTATGGAATGAGCAATATGACTACGTTTAGTTGTGCTTCTACGGATTTTTCTGGGGTGACTAATTTTTATTATGCTTGGCGAGACTGTTCTGGGCTAACATCGTTCCCTACATTGGATACTTCGTCAGGGACTAATTTTTATAGGGCTTGGTGGAATTGTTCAGGTTTAACTTCATTCCCTAATTTGGATACTTCGTCAGGGACTAGTTTTAATAGTGCTTGGAGTTATTGTTCAGGATTAACTTCATTTCCTACTCTAGATACTTCATCAGGGACTGGTTTTAGTTATGCTTGGTACAAATGTTCAGGTTTAACTTCATTCCCTACTCTGGATACTTCGTCAGGGACTGATTTTAGACATGCATGGGATAGTTGTTATAATTTAACGCCATTTCCTACGTTGGATACTTCGTTAGGGACTGATTTTGGTAGTGCTTGGTATGGATGTTATAGTTTAACTTCATTCCCTAATTTGGATACTTCGTCAGGGACTAATTTTGATAGTACTTGGAGTAATTGTTCAGGATTAACTTCATTCCCTAATTTGGATACTTCGTCAGGGACTAATTTTAATTATACTTGGTACTATTGTTCAAGTTTAACATCTTTCCCTGCTTTGGACACTTCGTCAGGGACTAGTTTTACTAGTGCTTGGCGGGGTTGTTCAGGGTTAACTTCATTCCCTGCTTTGGATACTTCATCAGGGACTTATTTTAGATATGCATGGCGGGATTGTTCAGGATTAACTTCATTCCCTAATTTGGATACTTCGTCAGGGACTATTTTTAGTAGTGCTTGGTACAGTTGTTCAGGTTTAACTTCATTCCCTGCTTTGGATACTTCGTCAGGGACTAATTTTTATGGTGCTTGGCGGGATTGTTCATCTTTAACATCATTCCCTTCGTTGGATACTTCGGCAGGGACTGATTTTAGTAGTGCTTGGAATAATTGTTCAGGTTTAACATCATTCCCTGCTTTGGATACTTCATCAGGGACTAGTTTTATAAACACATGGGAAGGATGCACAAACCTCAAATGTATAAAAAGCATAGACACAACTTCACAAACTGATACAACTAATATGTTTAATAACACACAAAAACTATGCCGACCAACTTCAGCAGAACAAACTACAATAAAAGCTGGAGCAAATTGGTCAAATGACAGATACTGCGAAGAAGATAATATCTCCCCTTGTATTTTTATGGGTTCAACCCAAATTTGGAAATATTTAACAAACAGATGTTAAAAAGTATAAATAAACAAAAAGGATTATTATGGCATATATTGATATAATCCATGCATTATTACCAGATAACGCTACAGGCGATATTACCGCATCGGACTTACGTCAATGTTTTGATCTTGTTGATGAAAACATTGGTAAACTTGTACAAATACAAGAAAATGGAAACACTGGGTATAGATTATACAACAAAGACGCAAATTTTTATGGTGAAATCGGGCATGATGCTGTAGATATATCAACCCAAACTGAAAATTCAGCTACAAGAGGAGCAACTGGCAGAAATTCATTTGCTGTAGGTTATCAAACTACATCTGCTGGTAGATATAGTTATGCTGGAGGTTATGAAACAATAGCTCAAAATGATTATCAAACATCTATAGGTAAACATAACACGTCAACTTCAACAGAAACTATTTTTGAAGTTGGTATAGGGGCAGATGCTTCAAATAGAACAAATGCTTTAGAAATTTATTCAAACGGTAGAATTATCGCTCCTGAACTTAATACGATTACTGATCCAAAAAGTTTAACTACAAAAGAATACGTTGATATAACAGCTACATTACAAATAAACGATTTAACAGATGTTGATATCAATACTCCTTTAGATTTTGAAGTTCTTTTATATAATGCTTCTACAAATAACTGGGAGAATCAACAAGTACCTCAAAATTCCACTGGGCTTGAAAGAATAACTGAAATAAACACTGGGTACAGATTAGTTCATAGAATAGTAAATCATTATGGAAACATAGGGACAGAAGCAATTGATCTAAGTTTTTCAGATATTTTAAGCGGTTCAAATGGAGCAACAGGAGATTATAGTTTTGCTGGTGGTTATAACACAATAGCTCAAAACAATTCTTCAGTGGCTTTTGGTAAATATAATATAGGTACTTCTTCTGAAACAATCTTAGAAATAGGAAATGGCACAAGCGATATTGCGAGATTAAATTTATTTGAAATTTATCAAGATGGTAGAATTATCGCTCCGGAGCTTAACACAATTACAGATTCAAAAAGTTTAACTACAAAAGAATACGTTGACGATAATATTTCTAATATTGATCTTGGAGAATTAAATGATGTCAATTTAGCAGCAGTTCAAAACGGTGACTTAATAATGTATAATGCAGGAAACTGGGTTAATACAGATACTTTAGACTTGGGGTCATTCTAAGTTTATAAATATAAAAAGGTTAGAGTTGAAATAGAAATGAAACCTAACAGGGACCTTATAAAATAAAAAGGAAAAAATATGGCAAAAACTATTCTAATTAGAAGAGGTCTAGAAGCAAACAGAACAGGAATCACTCCTGCTACTGGTGAACTTATTTGGACTACAGATAATCACGATTTATGGATGGGAGACGGCACAACAGCTGGTGGTATTAAAGTAACTGGTAACGTTGAAAGCAACTATATCCCAACTTCAGAAAAAGGCGCAAATAATGGTGTAGCTACTCTAGGTGCTACTGGATTAATACCTAATAATCAATTGCCACCTCTTGCTATTACTTCAACTTATACAGCAGCTTCAGAAGCAGCTCAACTTGCTTTAACAGCTCAAGAAGGTGATGTTTGTGTAAGAACTGATGAAAATAAATCTTATATTCACAATGGTGGTTCTGCTGGTGATATGACTGATTGGCAAGAACTTCTTACTCCAACTGATGCAGTAACTTCTGTTAATGGTCAAACTGGTGTTGTTTCTCTTGATACTGATGATATCACTGAAGGTTCAACTAATCTTTATTATACTGATACGAGAGTTTCTAACTATTTAAGCTCAACAGCTACATTAGGCGGGCTTTCAGACGTTAATATCGCTTCAATTGCTGACGGACAAGTTATTACTTGGAGTAATGCTAACTCAAGATGGGAAAATACTACTTTACCAGCGGGTGTTACAACTTTTGTTGGATTGTCTGATACTCCAGCTAACTATACTGGTGCAGGTGGTCAATTCCTTAAAGTAAACGCAGGTGCTACAGCAGTTGAGTTTGGAACTACAGGCATTGATGAATTATCTGATGTTGATACAACTACTTCAGCTCCTAGTAATGGTCAAGTTCTTTCTTGGGATGGTACAAATTGGGTACCAACTACTGATACAGATACAACTTATTCAGCTGGTACAGGTCTATCATTAACAGGAACAACATTTGCTCTTAATGCAGGTATTGATTTATTAACTGATGTTGATACAACTACTTCAGCTCCTAACGTTGATGATATTCTTGGATGGAATGGTACAAATTGGGTACCGGGCGCAAATATTGACGGCGGAACATTCTAAGATCAAAAATATAAGTCCAGTATATACTGGCTGGAGTTGCTAGTCAACTCCAATTTTTAAATAAAATTTCATTATAAAGTATATGATATGTATTTTATAATTAAAGGAAACAAATGTCACAAACTATAAAATTGAAAAGATCAGCAACACAAAATAAAATACCTGCTGTTGGAGATATTGAACTTGGCGAAATTGCTATAAACACGTATGATGGTAAAATGTTTATTAAAAAGAACGATGGAGCAGATTCCATTGTTAGACTTGGTAATGTTAAATCAGACGAAGTTGAATACATAAAAAAATTAACACAAGCTGACTATGATTTATTAACCCCTCAAAGCGATACTTTATATATTATTACAGACGCGGATAATCCAAAAGTAGAAGAACTTGCTGACGTTAATTTAACTACATTACAAGATGGTCAAGTACTAACATGGGATAACACAAATTCTGAATGGGTTAACTCTACTATATCTTCTGGGACGAGTGATTTTGTTAGCTTATCTGATACTCCAGCTAACTATACTGGTGCAGGTGGTCAATTCCTTAAAGTAAACGCAGGTGCTACAGCAGTTGAGTTTGGAACTACAGGTATCGATGAGTTATCTGATGTTGACACATCAACTACAGCTCCTACTAATGGTCAAACTCTTAAATGGGATGGCACAAACTGGACACCAGCAGATGATACTGGCACAGCATACACAGCTGGTACAGGGTTGGATTTGACAGGCACAACCTTTTCACTTGATGCTGATCTTAACGAATTAAATGATGTTAACATAACTTCAGTACAAGATAAAGATTATGTTATGTGGGATAACGCTACGTCACGATGGATTAACCAAGCCCCACAAACACAGTCAATTAATGTTATGAACGATGTCGACACAACTACTACAGCTCCTACTAATGGGCAAACTCTTAAATGGGATGGTTTGAATTGGACACCAGCAGATGATACTGATACAACATATACAGCTGGCACAGGGTTGGATTTAACAGGTACAACATTTTCACTTGATTCTGGTATAGACTTACTATCTGATGTTGACACATCAACTACAGCTCCTACTAATGGTCAAACTCTTAAATGGGATGGTACAAACTGGACTCCAGCAGATGATACTGGTACAGCATACACAGCTGGTACAGGGTTGGATTTAACAGGCACAACTTTTTCACTTGATGCTGAACTTAATGAATTAAATGATGTTAATATAACTTCTGTTCAAGATAAAGATTATGTTATGTGGGATAACGCTACATCACGATGGATTAACCAAGCCCCACAAACTATGTCTATAAATGATTTAAATGATGTTGATACTTCAACTACATCCCCTGTACTTGATGATTACATAGCTTGGGATGGTGCTAACTGGTCTACAAAAACTCCAGCTACAGTTTCACTGAATGATCTTGACGATGTAACAACAACAGGTCAATCTTCTGGTGATATTATTCAATATAATGGTACAAACTGGGCATTGGCTACTATACCTGCTCAAATAATGCTTCAAGATACAGATTTTGATGCTACCGCTGGGCAGACTGCTTTTGTAGTAACTAATAAAGTATTCAGCACTGCTTTTGTTTATACGAATGGCTCAAAAGATAGATCAAATACATACAGTATAACAGATAATGGCACTGATACTACTATAACGTTTAACACAGGTAAAAATCTTAATGACTGGGTTTCAGTTGAGTATGAGGCATAAAGAGCATAAGGATAAAAAATGGCTTTAGATTTTAAAGTAACTTCACCTTCTCAACCTGGTGTAAGTAATGTATCAGGTGGAACTATAACGGTGACTGATAATGGGGATGGAACGTGGGAGTTGACTTCTAGTGATACTATCACTGCGTTTAGATTTGATACAAATAAAACTGATGTAACTGAAGTTCAAGTTATTAGTGAAGATTTGACTTCTGCTTCTAATATGTTTGATGGGATGACTGGGATGACAACGTTTAGTTGTGCTTCTACGGATTTTTCTGGGGTGACTGATTTTAGTTCTGCTTGGCGAAATTGCTCTAATTTAACCTCATTTCCTACGTTGGATACCTCATCGGGGACTAATTTTTATAGTGCTTGGTATAGTTGTTCTTCTTTAACTTCATTCCCTTCGTTAGATACTTCAGAAGGAACTAGTTTTAGTTATGCTTGGCGGAATTGTTCAGGCTTAACTTCATTTCCTGCTTTGGATACTTCGTCAGGGACTAATTTTTATCATGCTTGGTATAGTTGTTCTTCTTTAACTTCATTCCCTACGTTGGATACTTCGTCAGGGACTAATTTTAGTTATGCTTGGCAATATTGTTTAAAATTAACCTCATTTCCTGCTTTGGATACTTCGTCAGGGACTAGTTTTAGTTATGCTTGGCAATATTGTTCAGATTTAACGTCATTTCCTAATTTGGATACTTCATCAGGGACTAATTTTGGTTGGGCTTGGTATAGTTGTTCTTCTTTAACTTCATTCCCTTCGTTAGATGCTTCAGCAGGAACTAGTTTTAATAGTGCTTGGGAAAGTTGTTCAGGTTTAACCTCATTCCCTGCTTTGGATACTTCGTCAGGGACTAGTTTTAGATATACTTGGAGTGGTTGTTCAGGTTTAACTTCATTTTCTACGTTGGATACTTCATCAGGGACTGATTTTAGTAGTGCTTGGCGTGCTTGTTCAGGTTTAACATCATTCCCTACGTTGGATACTTCGTCAGGGACTAATTTTAGTAATACTTGGCATGGTTGTTCAGGTTTAACATCATTTCCAAGTCTAAATACCTCTTCTGGGACTAGTTTTAGTTATGCTTGGCGGAATTGTTCAGGCTTAACTTCATTTCCTACGTTGGATACTTCGTCAGGGACTAATTTTTATAGTGCTTGGCATGATTGTTCAGGTTTAACTTCATTTCCTGCTTTAGATACTTCGTCAGGGACTAATTTTATGTATATTTGGCGAGCATGTTCAAATCTTCTATGTATCAGTTCAGTGGACACAACTTCAGCAACTAATGTAGTCGGTATGTTTACAAATTGTACAAGCCTAGCTGACCCCAACTCAACAGAACAATCACAAATAGCACAAACACCAGGTATCAAATACGTTAACGAAAACTACTCAAGCCCTTGTAGAAAACATACAAGATTTGCTTGGATTAAAAAAGCATAAAATTAAAATTTATAAATAAAACACATTAAAACAAAAAGGATTAAATATGTATCAAAATTTTAGAAATCAAGATTTAACAGGAACAGACTTCAGCGGACAAGATTTAACAGGATCAAACTTCAGAGATGCTAATCTTACTGATTGTAACTTCACAGACGCTGTTTTACATTTTGCTAATTTCAAAGATTCAATTCAAGAAAATGCTATTTTCACTAATGCCAAAGTATCTTTTTCAGTAGGTATTAACGATTTAACAGGTACTGACCAAACAACTCAACCACCAGCAGAGGAAGTACCAGAAGCATAAGGATAAAATATGTATAAAAACCCGATATATCAATTTGATTTAAATACTGATACAGGAATTGATTCAGTTCCTGTTGACGCTTTAGTTCATATAAAAGACTCAGACGGATCAGGAACTCCTAGACAAGTATTAAAAATAGACAACACAGGTTTAACGTCATCAAGCACAATAACAGATTTTCTTGGAGATTCAAGCTTATGGAAAGAATTATCAGGCACCCCAAATGCTATAGTTTCAGATACTTCTTTAGTAACTAATTCAAGTCAAATAAAAAATATAGTCCAAATTTCACAAACTGATTATGATAATCTTGGAAGTACTTCTTCTGATACTATGTATGTAATTATCTAAGGATAAAAAATGGCTTTAGATTTTAAAGTAACTTCACCTTCTCAACCTGGTGTAAGTAATGTATCAGGTGGAACTATAACTGTTACTGATAATAGCGATGGGACATGGGAGTTGACTTCTAGTGATACAATCACTGCGTTTAGATTTGATACAAATAAAACTGATGTAACTGAAGTTCAAGTTATTAGTGAAGATTTGACTAGTGTTTATAGAATGTTTTTTGGTATGAGCAATATGACTACATTTAGTTGTTCTTCTACAGATTTTTCTGGGGTGACTAATTTTAACACTGCTTGGCAGTCTTGTTCAGGTTTAACATCATTTCCTACTTTGGATACTTCGTCAGGGACTAGTTTTAGTAGTACTTGGAGTGGTTGTTTAGGATTAACTTCATTTCCTGCTTTGGATACCTCGTCAGGGACTACTTTTGGTGGTGCTTGGGGTGGTTGTTCATCTTTAACCTCATTCCCTTCGTTGGATACCTCGTCAGGGACTAATTTTAGTAGTACTTGGCAGTATTGTTCAGGATTAACTTCATTTCCTGCTTTGGATACCTCGTCAGGGACTGATTTTGCTTATGCTTGGTACTATTGTTTAGGTTTAACATCATTTCCTACGTTGGATACCTCATCAGGGACTGATTTTGGTTCTGCTTGGTACAGTTGTTCAAGTTTAACTTCATTTCCTAATTTGGATACTTCGTCAGGGACTGGTTTTGCTTATGCTTGGCAGGATTGTTCAAGTTTAACTTCATTTCCTACTTTGGATACTTCGTCAGGAACTAGTTTTAGGTATGCTTGGAGTAGTTGTTCAAGTTTAACTTCATTTCCTGCTTTGGACACTTCGTCAGGGACTAATTTTTATAGGGCTTGGTACAGTTGTTCAGGTTTAACTTCATTTCCTGCTTTGGATACCTCGTCAGGGACTAGTTTTAATAGTGCTTGGCAGTCTTGTTCAGGTTTAACTTCATTTCCTACTTTAGATACTTCGTCAGGGACTAATTTTGGTTATGCTTGGCGGGGTTGTACAAACCTTAAATGTATAAAAGGTGTTGATACAACTTCACAAACTGATACAACAGACATGTTTAATAATTGTACAAATTTATGCCGTCCAACTTCAGCAGAACAAACTACAATAAAAGCTGGAGCAAACTGGACAAACGATACTTATTGCCAAGGAAACCTTCAAGCAACAAACCCAATTTATGTAGGCTCATCAAAAGTTTAAAGTTTTATAAATAAACAAAAAGGAACACGATGAGTACACAAATAAAACAAGATACTCTGAATTTATTTCTTGATGGCATACAAGATAACATAACTGCTTCAGACATGCGAGTTTTTGTTGAAAACGTATGGGGTGATAAAGAAAACAATATAAGAATTGTACAGTCACTTCTTGACGTTCAAAATGAAAATAATGTCGAAAAAGATGATATTATTATATGTACTGGTTTTATCAATCAAGATGAAGAGGGTATATACCTAGCAAAAATTCATCATCCTACTGATGTAACAGATCTTGAAAAAATATCTTCACAAACTCCAGAAATACCTCAAGGTCAAGATAATCAACTTTTAACTTTACAAAATGGTGTTTTGACTTGGATAAATGATAATTTATATAGCATAAAAGGCACATTGCCTATTCAAGATATACTTAATTTAACGCCAAATCGAGGCACAATTTATATAGCTCAAGGTGATGACCCTTTAGCTTTAGTTCCAGGTGTTGACGGAGACGGTTATAGTTATGATGGTACTCATTGGATTAATATAGGGCAATTAAAAGGTCCAAAAGGCGATACCGGAGAAAAAGGCGATACCGGAGATGCTGGAGATGGGTTCAGATTAAAAGGGAAAGATACTTGTGCAAATATTCTTTTAAAAACAGGAGATACAGGTGATGTTTGGCTATCAGAAACAACTGGTACAGATTCAATCGGTGAACCTGTAGCTATTAATGACTCGTTGATGTATAACGGTCAAGATTGGTATAATATAGGGATTTTTGAAGGTCCACAAGGTCCACAAGGTCCAGCAGGACATGACGGAATTAATGGAACAAACGGCATAAATGGTGTAGATGGTGCAGACGGAAATGATGGAAAATCTGCTTATGAAGTAGCTGTAGATAACGGGTTTGTCGGCACTGAACCTGATTGGCTGAACTCGTTACATGGCACAAACGGTACAAACGGAGCTGACGGTGTTGATGGTATCAATGGAGTTGATGGTAATAATGGTGTTGATGGTGTTGATGGAAAATCTGCTTATGAAATAGCTGTAGACCATGGTTTTGTTGGTACAGAAAATCAATGGCTTGCTTCTTTAGAAGGGGCAGACGGTAACGACGGGGATAGCGCGTATCAAGTAGCAGTTAATAATGGGTTTGTTGGCACTGAAGCTCAATGGCTTGCTTCTTTAGAAGGCGCAGACGGAGCAGACGGAGCTGACGGAGCTGACGGTTCCGATGCGACTGTTATATTTGCTGATCAAGCTACAGTTGACGCTGGGCTTGTAGATGATCAGGTTATTTCTCCTGAAACTTTTGAAAATTCTGCTCAATTAGCGCAAAAAGAAGATTCACTTGGTTTAGGTACTCCAGATCAAATTTTAGCAACAAATAATGCCGGAACTGGTAAAGTTTGGGTTGATGTTGACGTGACTGCTCCTGTTAGATCAGTTAATACAAGAACAGGTGATATAATTTTATCAAAAAATGATGTTAACTTAGATCAAGTAGATAACACTTCTGATATGAATAAACCAGTTTCAACTGCTCAAGCTTTAGCTTTAGCAAATAAATCTGATGTAGGACATAATCATACATTATTAAATGATACTTTATATGAAGCAAAAAATCCAAACATTCAAGCACATATAATTGATACCAATAATCCTCATAATTTGACAAAAAACTCAATAAACCTTGATCAAGTAGATAATACCTCAGATATGGATAAACCGGTGTCTACTGCAGTTCAAACAGAATTGCTAGACTATTTCAAAAGAGGTGGGGTTGCTAATCCTCCTATTGACGATATGAATTTATTTGGAGTTACGAATACAATTTTTGAAGTAATTGGTACTTTTGCACATGCGCCAAAAGACCCTCTACATGGTACTGCTATAGTTTATGAAGGCGAAGATGGTCAAGAAGCATTCCAACATTACTACGGCTCAAATGGAGAATTTTGGATAAGAGGTTATCTTGATGGGACTGGTTGGAGTCAATGGGAGCAAATAGCTACTAATATAGATATAGAAAATTTACAAAATGGTACTTATAAAACAAATGGTTTTGTTCCTTCAGATAATAATGATTTTGTCAATAAATTATATGTTGATCAAGCGGTTGTTTCAGGTGGGTTAACTGATGCACAGGTTGCTACTATGTATCACAACGCAGCACTAGCAGATGGATCATTTTTCAAATTTGCTTTAGCTGATAAAACAAAATTAGATGGTATTGAAGATAATGCTACAGCAGATCAAACGGAAGCAGAAATAGTAGCGTTATACCAATCTGGTTATCCTGATTATTTTTCAGCATCATATAAAACAAAATTAGATGGTATTGAAGATAACGCCACAGCAGATCAAACAGTTTCTGAAATTGAAAGTATTCTTTATGATGGCACAAGAGATAATAATAAATTTACTGACTCTTTAAGAAATAATTTATCGAATCAATCTGGAATAAATACTGGCGATCAAGATGTATTGAATATTGAAAGCTTGCTTTATGACGGAACAAGAGATAATAATAAATTTAGAGATGATTATCTTGATAAATTAAATAGATTATCAGATTCAAATTTATTTAAAGGCACATATCTAAATGAAACCCTATTAAACGAAGCATGGGCTGCTTCTGATACCGGATCGCCAAATTATATGGGCGTTCCTGAAATAGGTTCTTATGCTTATATAGACGACGGAGCACAAGCAGAGATATCTGTAAGAGTTTGGGATAACTCAGATGAAGTTTGGTCAGTTATAATGAACGAGTCAACAGGTGGTTCTGGTGGAAGCATGACAAAAGAAGAGATTAAATATCTTTATGAGTTAAATTCAAACACTAACGCTTATACTGATGCAGATATGCAACGAGTACAAGATGCATTTACAACTGACCAAGAAATTAAAACAGCTTATGAAAATAACACTAATACTAATGCCTTTACTGATCCTGAAAAACAAAAATTAAATAATTTAATGAGTTTGAATGGCAATCCTTTAGTAGCTGATACACCTGCAGATTTAGCAGACGTTTATCATAACTGGGGACAAGATGCTGCCAATACAGGTACACATTATCTGCCATTTACTGATTCTGATAAAAACACATTAGATTCTTTATCTTCTTCAGGTGCTGGTTATTTAACCTTTACAGATCAAGATGGCACAAGTTTACCTAATGAAACAATTTTTACAGAAACAACAGAAACCAATGATCGTTATAAATTACAATACAGAATAGATGCTGCTAATACGTTAAAATTATTAGGTTCAAGAGTTTTTTATGAGTTTGAAGAGGCAGGTACTCCAGCTAATGTTGGGTTAATTAGAATGTCAACAACTTCTGGTAGTGATCCATCTAGATTATCTTACCAATATAATGCTATTGAAAAAGATATTGCTTTTTTAGATGACATTCCAGCACCTCAAGATTTATCTGATATAACTGCTATTAGCTATGATGATGTAACAGACCCAGCAAACCCAGTTACTATCATTGATTCGAAAATACAGTATGGGGTAGGTAAGATTCCTGAAGAAGGGGCGACTCCTCCGGATTTAAATAATTTAAGTAATTATGATGTTTTAACAAAAATACATCTTGGTTCGTTGCAAAATGATATATCAAACAACACAATGAAATTAAATTCTATACACTCGATAAACAATATAGTTGTTCAAGATGGTGTTGACGTTGTTGGTGCTACTCCAACAAGAGCTGAAACAATTGTTATATTAGATAACATATACGGCTCAGGAAATTGGGAAGAAAGAAACATAATTTATACATTTATATCAACAGATGATGGCACAAGAACTGGAACAAAAATACATGTTTGGAACATACATCAAAGAACTATAAATGACGGTTCTGCGCCTAACGGATGGAGCAATGATTTTTATGTAGTAGATATTGGTTTACCAATAACTTAATTTATAAATAATTAAAAAGGAATGATATGGCTATAGCAAAACCAATACTAGTAGAAGCTGACATTTGGGCTACACATGCTTCACCTGCTAATAAACAAGAACCACCACAATCTAAGAAAGATACGGGTTGGATGTATGGTGAAAAACCGCCGCATAATGAATTTAACTGGTGGTGGAATATAGTTGGTATGATGCTTGTTCATTTAAACCAAAACGGCATTTTGGCTTGGGATTCTAATACTGATTATAATCAAGGTGCATTAGTCTGGAACGGTAATCAATTATGGCAAGCCCAGCAACCTAACTCTAATGAAGCACCAATAGCCTCAAACCCTGCTTATTGGAAGTTATTCGAAGGACACCAACTTGACCCTAGAGTAGATGAAATTATTGACGCGTTAAATGATTTACAAAATGCAATAGGCGGAGAAGATGTTCTTGTAGTTGAACAATGGGATATCGGTAATAGTTTTTTGCATCTTAGACAAAAACACATCCCAACACCGACTATACCCCCTCATAGCTAAGGATTAAATATGCCAATGCTTAAAATGCCTGATGGGGCATCTTGGAAAAGACCAGACGTAATACATTATGATAACGCGGGTACAGAAGAAACAGTGCAAATTGTATATCTATATGATGACGTACATAGCACTGATGTTATAGTTTGGATGAACTCAGTGGATTTATATTATACAGATGGAGAAACAAAAACAGTAAGACAAAAAATAGATGATTATTTTGCTTCTCCGGGTGCTATTTCGACAATCACAAGATTTAATGTTTATGTGCCAACTGGTGTTACTGTAGGAAATATTTCAACTGGGAATTTAAATTCTTACACAGTTAAATTGATAGTTCAAGGAAAAATACAAGGTTCTCCAGGAAACGGCGGTTCTGGTGGATCAGCAGACCATGACGGTTCAACAGGAGGTGCTGGTCATACAGCGTTGACTCTTACTAGTGATATAACAGTTATAAACAATGGTAGAATATCCGGCGGTGGCGGCGGCGGTGGTGGCGGTGGCGGTGGTCACACCTATACTACTGGAGGCTCTTCAACAACTTGGAGTACATGGAATGTCAATTGTGCATCTTGTAATTATCCAGTTGGACATCCTTTACATAGATCTGCTGTTATATCAGTATCTGGAGCAGGAAATAGCGGATGTGTATCAAATTGTAATACATCATCTTGGAATGGATGGCACAGATCTTCATATATTTCTGGTCATTATAACCATTGTGGAGATGTTAATATTAACTATAAATGTTATAAAACAGTGAATACTACAGTTACTCACACCGGAGGTCATGGTGGAGCTGGAGGTCGAGGTGCTGGTTTTAAAAATTTAGGTTATGTTAATGGACATCCAGGAAACACTCAAAACAATGACGGTGGAGACGGAGGTCGAGGTGGAAATCTTGGCGGATCTGGTGCACATGGAGAACAAGGTGACGGCGGAGGAGGTTATGGCGGTGCTGGCGGTGCTGGCGGTCATTCAATAACAGGTTGGGGCGCACATGCCCAACCGGGAAGCGTACTAGGAACAAGAGATGGAAGTTACAATTGATTTTTTAGAAAAAATAAAAAAAGAAAAATTTAAATATGTGTTTAAAGTACCATATAAAAATTCTATAGTTAAAGGTATGTTTTATGGATTTGTTACTAGACAAAAAGAAAAATATTTAAAATTTTGGAACCTTGAAAAAGAAGATTATAAAGGAACGCAATCGTTTTTTACTGTTCCTTTAAATACTGAACTTGAATTAATAGGTCAAGAAGGTACACTTGAAGTTAGATTACTACATTACCCTCAAAATAATGATGGCACAATAAAAAGAGATAAATATTGCGATTATAATCCTTCAGAATCAAAACAATTAAAAAAAATACAAAAACTAAGTGAAGATAAAAAAAATGAAGAAAAAGTAAAAAAAGAATGGGAAAAATTTAAAAAATCAGAAGAGTACAAATATTTTAAAGAAACTGTACCTGATGATTTTGAATTTGAACCAGTACCTATTGTCGCTTGTTCTAGTTGTTAAAAATTAGCGTCTATTAGTTTTTTAATTAGAATAATTTTAGCATAATTATAATTTGGTATATGTTTTTTTAATTCTTTATAAAAATCATCTTCAAAGATAATATCTTCAATAGATACCTCTTTAACAGGAGATTTGTTAGTATCGTATTGATAAGCATTCATCATGTCAGTTATTTTTTTGAATAGCGCGTTTTCTAGTTCTTCTTTATACTCTTTTGAATTTTTATTGATCATAACGCTAATTCCTTTCCCACTTCAATAAGCAAATCTTTAACTTCTTTCCAATTTGGAAGTTTTATTTCTAGCTCTTTTATAAAATCATCTTGGTAAGTAATGTAACCATAACCAGAATCTTTTATGGGTTGTTTATTATTTTCTATAAAATATTTAGTCATTAAATTTATAAGCTTTTCTAAAGCAATTTCTTCTTCGTTTAGTTCATGATTTTTAAAATTTAACATGTCATCTCCTCAAATGCTTTGCCTCTATTTCTTTTTTTAGTCTTTTTTCTGCTTCAATTAGTGGTCTGTATGAGTTTGGGTTGCGTTTTAGAATGCTACACATTGCTAACCAGTGTTCATAATTTCTTTGTGCTGGACTTTGATCCCAAATATTACAGTTCATCTTCGTTCCTTTACTACATAACTATTATATGTAAAATATTTATGATCATATACAACATCTCTAGCTGATAATTCATTTGTGAAAATGTCATAAATATTTTTATCCTCATCAAATACTATCCAAATAATCACTTATTTACCTTATATTGATTTTGAAACTCTAAGACGTCTTTTATTCCCCTTAAATAAGCATCAAAACAAATAGAGTCAATTTCTTCTTTTGTTGGTCTTATATCTGGTTCTGTATACAGTTCTTCAACCCATTTTGGCAGCACTGTAGATTTAAAATCTGAGATGTTTTCAATTATTTTTTTAATGTCATTTACCATTTATTCTCCCTTATGCTTTTGAAATGTCCATCATTTTATGATGTTTTGGTAGGTCAATATCATAGTTTGAAGTATTTAACCAAAGTACAGGTTTTTTAAATTTATTCCAGTTCTCATCAGTTTTAACATCTTCAATCATCATATCTGAAATCATAACTAGAACATCGCAGTTGATTTTGTTTTCTTGGATATATCTCGGCGCATCGGCCATATATGTACCACCACATCCTTTCCTTACAAAGATTTTTTGTTTTTCTTTATACTCTTCAAGTCCTTTGATGTTTGTGTCAATTTGAATAAGTTTGATATTTGAATTCGTTACTTTACAAACTTCAGCGATTTCTTTTAATCCGTTATAGATATCATCATCGCTCATTGAACCTGATACATCAAGTCCAACAATAACTTCAGGAGTATCAAAGAAAGTTTTATTGCCTTTCAGATCATGCCTATTAGGAAGTCTTCTGTATCTTTTTTTAATAGTTTTAGTTTTTGATCCTGGTTTTGAGCTTAAGTATTTTTTGAGGACTTTTTTCCAAGATATTACAGCTTTTTTCTTCCAAAGTTCCATCATATGCTCAACGTCCATTGGAGTATTTCCTTTTGATTTTGCTATTGCTTGGTCAAGGATTTTTTCCATTGTGTCTCTTGCTAGTTCTTGGTCTTCAGAGTTCAAAGAATCCCAGAAGTCATGCGAATCAAGAGTTTGCTCTTCGTTTCCAGTGATATCTGGGTGACCATTGGCAGGCGTCCAACCGCTCCCATTTCCGGTTTCTTCAGTTTCTTCAGATCCACCATCACCTTTTGAATTGCTGTTATCATTTTCTTCGTTGTCCCCTTCGTTGTCCCCATCGTTGTCCCCATTAGAGTCGCCATTATTTTTTTCGTATTCTTCTTTTTCCTTTTCTTGCTCTTCTTTCTCTTTTTTAAGAAGCTCATAATAATCTTCAGCTGCTAGATTGACTGGAAAATCAAATGTTTCAGGATAAAATCCACCTTCTGGTAAATTTTTGATTTTTTGATTGATCGCGATATCGGCGGCTAGGTTAAAAAGCTTATGATTTCTTTCACCTTTTCTGAATACATGCTGTAGAATAACATGTTGACATTCATGCACAAGAACAGCAAGTCTTTCATCAAGATTAAGTGTTTTGAAAAAATCTGGGTTAATAATAAGATTATATACATTGTTATAAAACCCTGCTGCTGCTGTAGGTACTTCATTACTAACATCTACTTTCATTTTTGAAATAACAAAACTATAAAAGCTAATATCGACATATTTTTCATTAGACATCATATGTTGGAATGCGTCTTCAAATTCATATCTGTTATTCATATCTTCTCCTTCTTTATATACCCTATTATACCACAACTAAGCTTAAAAAGAGGTTAAAGAAAATATTCTGGGCAATTTTCTTTTAGTTTTGTTAAATGGACATAATTTTTATTGATAAGTTCAACAAGTATTTCTTCACCAGTTTCAAATACATAAATTTTTCTATTCATAATTCCTCTTTCTTCTATGTCTTTTACAGTTCTTATTGTTAAAATGCCATTACGAATTTTAGCTATTTTATCGCCTTTTTTAAATTTCATAGATAATCCTTAAAGAAACAATTCAGGGTGTGTTTCTTTTATCTTTTCTATATTTTCTACACCATAAAGATCATAAACTATATTTCGTATCAATATATCAGCATCTAAATCCCATAAACTATAATGGGCACACCCCCCATAATAGTCTGCTTCATCCTCAGTTATCTCATCTAAACAAAAACTATATTTTTCAATATAATTTTCCCAATTAGAAAAATAATATTGTAAAATTTTAGTATAAGCTGAACAACTATCATATGGAAGAGCTTCTTCTTCTCCTAGCTCTGTTGGACCTTCATCTTCATCCCAACATGTACCATAAGTGCCACCTGTACACCACCTTTCAGATTGAATCTCAAAATCTTTAATTTTAATTTCTTCCATTATGTCATTAACATAATTAAATTTCTTCACTGTAATCACCTCGTGTAAAAATGATGGGTTTGGTCTTTCTATTTTTGCGTTTTTTATTGTAATTTCAGCATTTATTTCTCTGTTTCTTTTTTTATCGTTATAAAGACAAGCTTCTCTATCAGGTGAAAAATAAGTAAATATAATTTTTCCATTATTTCCATTATCAGAAAAAGCATCAATAAATATTTGTTGTATTTTACGAGTTAAAAATAACCCATCTACTATAATCTTGGTATGTTTATTTTCTTCAGATTTTATATAATCTATCAACTTTTCAATAGGATTATTTAAAAACTGATCACCGTCTACATAAAAATAATTCAGTGTTTTTACTCTTTTCTTAGCAAAAAAAGTTTTACCTGAACCTGGCAAACCAACTAATACATTAATCATTATTTTTCCCTACTAGTTTTAGCTAAACATTTAAATAAGGAGCCATTTTTTGTTTTTATTAATGTTCCGATCATTAAATCTCCTTCTTTACTTTATATACCTTATTATACCTTAGAACACCTTAAAACATGGTTAATGTCTACAGAAAAAATAAAATTATACTAGTTGTCTAGCATAAATAAAAATAAGAACTAGACATTACTAGTTTTTTTGCTTCTTTGCTGTAGCACTTTGATATAATCTTTCAGCATTTTATTAATAAAATCTTGTACTTCGTTTGTTAAATCATTTTCAACAAGTTTATTAAAAAATATATCTTCAAATTTGATATCTAGTCCAGTTTCAGTTTCTCTTACATCTTTAATTGGTGATTTTTTAAAATCGTTAACGTATCTATTAAATAAATTTTCTACTGTTTCTTTTTTCATTTATACTCCTTTATAAATATATTATAACATATTAAACTTAAAAAGGTATAAAATGAATTTTAAAACATTTTTAACAGAAGATAGTGAAGAGGTCTATGATAATGAGTTTTTCACTGTAGACGATATACAAGAAATGCTTTATGAGTTAACTCAAGAAGAATTGCAAGAAGTTGGTGAATATATAATGGATATTATATATGATGAAGAATGGGATATTGATGATAATAACGGCATTGATGAAGTTCATTATTTTAAAAAACGTGCTCATCAAGTTAATAAAGAAAAGAAAAAGGACAAATCACAAAGAAGAAAAGATGCCAAAAAACGAAAGCAATGGTATAAAAAAAATAAATCAAAAATTAAAAGACAAAATAAAAAATACAGAAAAAAAGTTAAAAGACAACCTAACTTGGTGACAAAGCACCGTTAACTTACACCGGAATCACGCCTAAATCATGCTAGAAGCGAGATTGTTTTCAAATGATGAATTTGTTAAAGGATTCTTAACAGCAGTTGGGTTGACTCCATTTGTATTAAATTCATCAATAAATCTAAAATGTTGATAATCGAATTTAATATCAAAACTCCATGTCTTTCCTGACATTCTGTTTTTTATAAAATTTATTTTCATTTTACCTATGTCTTTCATTTCTGGAGTTTGCGCAATAATAAAAGCGGAGTCTAATGTCATTAATATTTTCATTGATTCTGATAAAGAGCTTTGATCAGCTTCAAGATTATTAACAGCATTTCTATTAAGTTGACCAGCCGTATATATTATTATATTTCTTTTTTGAGCTACTGCTCTAAGTTCTTCTGCAATAGACCCATAAAAACTATAACTATTTTCCATAGATTTTATTCTGTCTGAAGCCATCAAACCAAGATAATCAACTATAACTATTGGGTTTTTTATGCCCTTTTCATTACTTAAATTATTCAAATAGCCTTCAAGACCAAGTGGGGAAAGCCCACCAGTTGGAAATTCTTTTATTACAAGTTGTCCTATATGTTCTTTTAAGGAGTTATATTTATTTTTTATAACTTGTTTATCAACACAAGAAATATCTTTTATGTTTATGTTATAAAGGTTTGAATAAATTCTTTTTGAAACTTCAGATTCAGACATTTCTAATGTAATAAAAACAACATCTTGTTTTTGTTTAAGAAACTCTACAGTAAACGCTGCAAGTGCTGCAGACTTGCCTACACCTGATGCCGCCATAATTGAATGTAAAGTTTTTGGCACAAATCCGGAACCTATCATTGAATCAAATGAAGGTATATTTAATTTAACACCTGGTTTTTCTTTAAAATCCGTATACACTTTATCTATATCTTCGAGGAACACTCCAAAATCAGTGTTTAAAGATATTTTAACAGATTCTTCAGCTAAATGAAAAGCTTCGATCTTTTTTTGGTGATTTGCTTCTCCCATGGCGTCAGCTCCTGTTATAAGAGCTTTAGTAAAAATAGCATCTTTAATGAATCGTTCAGTTTGTTCTATTAATAAATCAGTTTGTACTTGTTCTTTATTTGTTCTTATGTCTTTTATAGTTTCTTTAAGTGCTTCCTTTTCTTGTTTTGAAGCATTTTTATTATGCAGTATAACTTCTTTTAATGTTGGTATATTTCCAAAATCATTATAGTGTGCTTTGATAGTTTTAAATATCAATCTAGAGCCAGTATCACTGAAATAATCAACATCCAGATGATGGATACAAGTACTGAAATAATTTGTATCAGTCAACAAAGCATTACATACTTCGTTTTCAAGTAATGCTTTAACATTTTTATCTTCTAAGTTCAAATTAATCCCTGTTTTCGTATGTTGTTTTTATTTTTTCTAAATCTGTTTTTGGTAAAATTTTATAATAATTTTCTGCTTGCTGAGTGTTTAAGTTATATTTTTTTTGTATTGAATCAATATAAGTTTGATAATCCTTGTCTATTTTTTCTTTTTGGTAGTATATAAATTTAACTCTATTTTTTATGCCTGATAATTCCAAATAATCATCACAAAATTGATACTGCATAAGTGGAGGCATGTTGTAAAATCTATTAACATAATTAGCCATTTGAACAGTGTTTGGGTCATTTGATAACCATCTTAACAAAAGAAAAGAATTTATTTTTTCTTTTTCTTCTTTTGTGGGCTCTTTATTATTTAATAAAGATGTCATAGTTTGCCATGGTGTCATTTTAATTCCTTAAAGGTTTTCCCATTATCAAGAGATAACTCTAAAGTTTCTGGGTCAATTGCAAAATATGAATCAAATAACTTATTATCAATTTTTTCTTCTCTTTCCCATATTTCATACCCAGCTCCAATTTTAAGACCATGTGGATTAGTATAAGGTGGGGTATACACAAAATCTCCAATAACGGTTATTCCAGCATTATAACTATCTGTTTCTACAGTTTTAGCTTTGAATAACGGTAGAATCATTTTTTTCTTTCGCTTTTTGTTTCTCTTGTTCTTCTCTCTCTTCTAATTCGTTAAGGTACTTTTCTACACCTTCAAGATAAAATTCTTCAAACCCCCTTAAAGGTTGTGCCTGATACTCATATTCATCTGGGTAATAGTCAATAAAAGGTATAATAGTATCAATCATTTCTACATCATAAGGCATAATAGCAATACCCTCATCAGTTTTTTTCATTATAAACGGATATTTCAATCTAAATACATCTTTATGTTTTCCGCCTTCACCAATTAAAAAATTTCCTTTTTTATCTTTTACAATCACTGTCATTTCTTTCCTTATGTTATAATTTGAGGTGCTTCTGTTTGAAGACCAGTTCTAGCTTGTATATAAGCGTTTATTAATGATTCACCTGGTTGTGTCCAATACATTAAATTTTCTTTTGATAGAGTAATATCTTCTATATCAGTTTGAATAATTTCTTTATCAAATGGGTATAATTCTATACTATCAACTGTTAAAGCGACATTATAAGGTTTATGTATTTTGACAAGATGTGAGGTTTCTGTAGTTTCACCAATTATCAATTGGTTCATTAAAGTTCTAGTTATTTTAATATTTTTCATTTTTCTCCTTTTTGTATTATAACAAAAAAGGTTTAAATAATTCTTAAGTGAGTTCCCCGAAGGGGACTCTATAAGAATTATAATTAAAACTTATAATTAACACCTACGCTAATTACATCAGTTTCGATATTATCTTCAGTAATTACTGTTGCATAATCAACATCAGTCAATCCTACAAGGTCAAGAGTAGGTTGTACTACATAATCAGCAAAAATTGTTACATTTTCTGATACAGCATATTCTCCACCAATACCCCATGTGAAGCCATCAGTTGTTGTAGTATAAGCATAAGTTACAGGGATTCCACCATAAACGTCACCTGATTTTGTGTAATCAAGTTCGCCGTAACCAGCAAGACCATAAACACCAAAGTTACCAAACATAGCTTCTGGTTTAGCATAAATACCCCAATAAGAAGTTTCTACATAGTCATCTCCACCGAATGATCCACCAAATCTACCTTCAGCAGAAAGAGCAATATCACCGTTGTTGAAGAAAGTATAACCAAGATCACCTTGAATACCATAAGCAGTTTTGTTATTAGCTGATGTTTCAAACCAGTCAGCCTCGCCTTTAAGGTACGTTTGATTAGCTGTAAGCGCACCACCAATATAAAGACCAGTCCATGGAGTTTGTACTTCTACAGTTTCTACTACTGGTGTTGGAAGAATATCTCCACCTGCTGTTGCCATTGCCGTCATAGCCGCTAGGCTCATAATAATTTTTTTCATTTGTTTCCTTTTAATTTTTGTTGAACTCCCGAAGGTTTCATACTATTTCATATATAGTTCAATATTTTTCTTAATGTTTTTTATTTATAAATCGTTAACATTACCTTATTTTCATTTATCTTTCATTAATCTATTATACAAGAACAAGCTTAAATATTTCTTAAATTGATAAAATTTTATCCATTCTTTGTTGAAGTTCTTTATTTTTCTTTTCATATAGATCTTGAATGTTTTGGAACGGGTTTTCAGCATCACCAAAAACGTAGTCATTAAGTTGTTTAATTGTTTTTTTGCTTAGTTGGGCTTGTTTTAGTAGTCGTCTTTCTTCAAGAATTGTTACTGTAGCAACGCCAATATTATCTGTTTTATAAAGCTTTGAGTCTTGAATTTTTTGTAGTGTTGAGTCCATGTTATTTCCTTTGTTAATGGTTTACGGTAAAAATAAATTATAGTTTATTTTTAATTTGTTCTATTAAAGCGTTTATTTTTTCTTCTGCTGTGTATACATTTTCTTCAGGCAGATAAATACATTCCATAGGTTCATCTAATTTCCTAAAATACGTTTGGTCGATATCAGGAAACACTATAGATGCCAAATCCATAAAAGTAGTAAACATAGACGCGTCATCGTAATCCACTTGTATGAATAATGCAGGAGTATTCTCATAATCATTATCTACTTTTACAGTTATCTCATCGATATTATTAATAATCGCATATAAAGCATCTTCTTTAGTGATTATGTTCCCGTCAGCGTCATAATAATCTCTTGGCGTTTCTCCGTCATAATACCCTGCTTCTAACTCATATAGATCTGTTGTCATTTTTTCTCCCTCTTTGATGGTTCAAATGGTATAGGCTCAGAAGCACCATAATACTCATTTAATATTGTTTCTTTTCTTGTATGATATTTTTCTGTCATAAGATATATAGGCTCACCCAAATCCGGCGTATACTTATATAACCATTGATACTCATAAACTGGTTCAGGTTTAACTTGATAATCTATATTTGGCAGCCATAAAGCATTTCCGATGGCATCCTCCCATACGTTTTCAAAAGTATTATACATTTGAAATTTTGTATTTGGTTTATTGAATTGTAATTTTCTTAACTCTGCATGCTCATCATCAACTATCCATTTATGAGCAGGAGTCCAAGAAGGAATCAAAACAGTAATCCAGCCGTTTTCGTTAGTGTTACACCATACTTGTTTAAACCCTGAATCAACCCAACGTGCCATTTCATTTTTAATTTCTTGATTCGTCATTAAATTTTTCATCTATAAACCTCTCTTTTTGACGGTTCGAATTTTTGAAAATTTGTTCCGTCTTTTGACACGTATCTTCTAGCGGTTTCAACATCTGTATAATGGATTTCCGTAAGTATCCATCGTTTTTCTGATTCAAACCAAACAAGCCACTGCCATTCATAAACTGGAGTATCATATTCAAGTTTTCGTTTTTCTGCTTCTTCGTCGTCAACAATATAAACATTATTTGGTTCAAGTTTTCGTTTTTCTGCTTCTTCGTCGTCAACAATATAAACATTATTTGGTCGCCAATCAGGGTTATTAATACGATACCAGTTATCTCCAATTTTTTGCCATACCATTGTACCATCTGGGCAGTTAGTCCATCTTATAATTTCATCTTTATGTTTCATAACTTCTCCTTCTTTATATGTATATTATATCACAAAGAAGCTTAGAGCCTTATTAAATTACAACATATTACCACTCATCTATTTCTTCAGTTTTACGATCTATATCATACCCCAAAGGATCAGTCATATTTTTCAAAGGTTTCAAAAAACTTTTTTCCCAGTTTAAATCAAAATCTATCTCATTTCTAAATAATTCACTAAATTTATTATTCAAAAAAGCAAATCTATCATTGCCGAATGAATTAGGTTCTTTGACATACAGCATCATAGCTTTATCTCCAGCTTCTATTAAAGGAAATTCTTCTTGTTTGTTGTTATCTTTAAGCCATTTATTAGTTGCTATAGCTGCTTTTGAATTACTAGGTGGTGATACTTTTCTACCATCTTTTATAGTTCCCCATTCTGGGTTTTCTATTTTTGAAATACCTATTGTTTTTGCTATATTGGTTAAATCTGTACTAACAAATTCATCCCTTAATGTTTTCACCCAAGTTTTTATTTCTGCTTCTGTTTTATCCAAAATCATAGGTATAGATTGTTTAAGATACATTTTACTAAAAGGAGCCACACCACCTTGTATAGTCTCCAGACCTTGAATTTTAATATAAGGATCTTCTGTTGTGTATCTATTTCCTTCGTTATCTAGGACTCTCATTGCATATTTTTTCTTTGCTAAAAAGATTGCCTTATCAGATATAACTTCTCGTTCTACACCTATATAATCTGGTTTATATAAATTTAATCTTTCACTGAAGTTTTTAATTGTTCTATTAACAATTTTATTAATTATATTATTATAAAAATCATCCAGCCAATCAACAGTTTCCATTGTATCTTTATCTTTACAATATTTTTTAACAAAAGGTTCAAGAGTAAAATAAACTGAATCAGTGTCACCAGCCAAAATATATTCATAACCAGGTATAACCTTGTTTAATTTTTCTTGTATATCATTAGCCAATAATCTAATAAAATATCTACCATTTCCAGTAATGCTTCTAGCTATAGATTCATTAAAAAGCACAAAATGTTTATTACCAAGTGCTCCATATCAAATATCTATCAAGTTTCCTAAATAGTTGGACTATACATTCATCCCGTAAGGATGGAGAAATTATAGTCTCTGAACCTTTTTCTTTTAATTCAAGTCACCTTGAAATCTTCACGTTAAGAAACTTGGCTGCTGATTGTCCAATCCTTTTATTTTTTTAACTATCACACTTATCGTTTCCAATTATGTTGTAGTATAAAAGGCTCTAAGGAGTTTCCAGCAATTTATTCTCTGTTTACTGGTAAATTACTTTACCAGGGCCCATATGTCTAGGCTATTTATTAAAATTTTTTCAGTCATTTGTGCTGTGTCCATAACACCTTCAAGATGTTTTTCTTTTTGATACAACTCAATAAGTTCTTCATTTGTTAAATTTTCATAATTCATATTTTTCCTTATATTCTTGATATGTCATTACATCAAATCCTAATTCTTTTGGTGTTTTACCAAGCCAATCTTGAGGCGGTTTTACTTTATTTCTGCCTAAATTATTAAAAGGTTTATTTAATAC